ATTTGATTTTCAACACTGCCTTTCATTGTGTCAAAATCGCTTTGCGTTTTACCAGCGGCACCGCCTAATCCTTCAAGGATTGTTGTATAATCTTTGCCGCCTTTTGATGATGCAGCAAATGCACCCCTGACCGCTTCTTGGCCGCCAACCATTTGGTTTGCCAACACAGGGTTTTCCTTCATTGCTACTCCGAGCTTGCCCATTAAGCTCTCAAAGCCTTCGCCGCGAATACCGGCCAAGTTCCAATTGATTCCCAATGCTGCCGCAGCTTCGGCGCTTTCCTTTGTCGGTTTAAGCATATTTGACAATGTTGCGCCTAACCCCGTAAATGCAATTTCAGCCGTTGCACTGTTTTTGGTTGCAGCAGCGATAAACGCATTAATTTCGTCAAGGCTTACTCCTGCAACTGCCGAGATAGATGCAACACGGCCAAGTTGGCTAGTGTAATCAGACCATTGCACCACGCCGTATTCAATAGATTTGGCAATGCTGTCAGTTACTTTTGTGGCTTGATCGCCATTCATGTTGTAAGCATTAAGGACTTTGGTGGTTACTTCAGTTGCTGCCGTGACATCAACCAATCCGCCAACAGCGGCCTTAGTCGCGGCTTCAACTACTTTTGCGTTTTGAGCAGTGTCCGTAAAACCAGCGGATAATGCTTGATAGCTTGCTGCTGCAAGTTCAGCCTTACCAGCGATACCATCTACGTTTTTGCCAACTTGATCTAATGCTTTGCTCAATCCCTGAACATCACCACCAACAGTCCCTAATCTCCGTAAATTTGTATCCAGCTTTGCAACATCACTAATAATTTTGCCAAGTGCGAACGTAGCACCAAATCCTGCAGCAAGACCAGCAAGAGACCGCGTGAGTCCTTGCGTAGCCTTGTCAAGTGCAGATGTACGATTCTGAACTTCGCGCAGCTTGCCTACAGCACCACGCGAATCAACATTGATTGCTACGTTGGCGACGACGGACACTGCCTTACACCATTACCTATCAGCAGTTTACCGCCGCCGCTTCATTCGTGCTTCCTGCTCTTCGTTATACAGCTCAAAATAAACCGACCACAGCATGACTTCTTCTAAAGTCATCTCTTGATTCAATTTGACAAGGGTGTAACCAAGCTCTTTAGCTACACCCAATTGGAGCCGCAGAAGATTATCCTTCTTCAGCTCCTGTTTTAGTTTTTTACGTCAACGTCCTCTTCAGAGTCTTCACTGATTACTGCCAGCATCAAAGCCTGCAGGTCAGCATCGCGCACTTCGTTCTTCAGTTCAGCGATTTGACCAGCCTGAAACAGGCGTTGACCATTTTCATCCATAGCCTTCTGCACTAGCAGTTGTAACGCAAAAGCATTCACATCGTCACCTGCAGGCTTTTGAGCGCGTTCCCGTTCAGCCATTGTCAATGGTGTACGGTAAAACTCAAGCTCATCGCCATTGCTAAGCTTGACGGTTTTTTTAACTGGTGACAGGTTGGCTGCCTTTTTCAGGCGATCCAGAGCTGAAATCTTCATCGAACCAGTGGGCATGACCAGAAAATATCCTGTTTGCTATTACTTTAGCAGTAAAAAAGCCCCAGCAATGCTAGGGCTCGTATTTCTGATTGAACACTAATCAGGCGCTAGTGCTGAAATCAAAGCTAGGAGCACCAGTAGGACGGAAGGTGATTTCGACCTGCTGAGCATCATCAGGGTTGATGTTCAGGCTAGCGGTCAGCAGCACGGCATCCATGCTGATGCTACGGCTCAGAGCTTCAGTGCCCTGCTTGTCGGTATAAAGCTTGAAAGCACAACCGACCTGATTGCGCTGCAGCACATCCTCAACCATGCGGTTAGAAAGTGCGGCATCTTCATCAGTGACATAAACGGTAGCAGTACCGCTGCCATCAGCGAAGCCAGGAATGTAAGCACGGAAAGGAGCGTACTGAGTACCAACCTGACCGATGGTGGTTACGTCAATTTCGGAGCGTGAAATCTCAAAGCTCCAAGATTGCACCTGCCCGACAGCAGCGTAATCTGCATAGGCCACTTGGAACTCATTAGGAGCATTGGCAGTGCCATCATCGGTGATGGTGATGGTTGAACCGCCAAGAGTTGCAGAAACCTGCAGCACACCAGTGGAAGCGGTGTAGCTGATGACGTAATAAGTGGTAGCAGCGGTGATACCAGCAGGCAGAGTGCCGGTGCCAGAACCACCAGTTTGAGAATTGACGACGCTGAATACCACAGGATCACCAACCTGCAGATTCAGGTAAGGTTGCACTGTGATTTCATCACCAGCAACGCTGACGTTAGACTCACCGAACGTGCCGGTGGTCCCTGCGGGCTTGTAGTACAGAGCGCCGGACGTACCGGACAGAACGGTGACGGCCATGATAGGGAAAAGAATGAATGGCTAGCTCTAGTCTAAATACGCTTCAAAGGTTATGCTCAGCTGCGTCTGGAAATAAGCTGCTTCTGGTTCTGCTGGTGTAATGACATTAGGACCGGATGCCGCATCAAAGATAATGCTGGATACAGTTTGACGATCAAACAGATCCTTGATGCGTTCTGCGATGGTGTAATTTGGTGCGGCACCAACACCAACAGGCGTGAACACATTGATTAGAAGCACACCGTTTTGCTTATTAAAACCAGTGCTAGGGCCAATTAGAGTGGCGTAGCTGTTTTCACCAAACAAAAGTGACACCTGAATCCACGGTGTATTGTTTGGTGGCGTGAATGGGACGTTAGGGTAAGCGACGGGATAAGACGGCGCTGATGTCATCTCAGTGGCAATACGGCCTTCAATAGCAGCGCGGACATCGTTATAGGTGCTGCTCATGACTCTCTTCCGATACGAGCTGCATTCACTTTAATAAAATCCTTCATGTCTTTTTGAATGACGTATGGGATGTATCCCTTTTCAATCTGATTTCCTTTAGATCGCCATGTACCATTCCATGATGGCGGCAGATTTTTGCCCGTCAAAACCGGCTCAACGTATGGCAGGTTATTATGGATGCTATAGATGTTGCCTAGTTTCTCTTGTGAGTAGTTAATTCGATCTGGTGGTGTAATAGCTGTAGAGTATTGGCCTTCAGGCTTGATGCCACCAGATGCTGAGTTTTGACCGATCTGCCAGCTTACACGCAATCTGCCTGTATCAATAGGGCTAGCTTCTTTGACACGCCGATCAGTTTCAAATACGGCAACACGCAGCAATTTTTCATACTGCCCTTCGATATAGTTACCGATCTGTGATAGCGGGATCTCGCGTGCCATTATGCTCTCAGGATCAACTCATGAGTGATTGGCTGATTATCCTGTTCAATCGTGGTAATCCTGATAACTTGATAAGTCACGCCACTGATTACAACACGATCAGCAGTGGTAGGCACGGCACTGACATCTGCTGCAGCAATAATAAGCCTGCGATCACCAGCCTGAATCAGATCACCAACTTCACGCGCATTCACATCTTCTAGCACACCTTTGATTGTTACATCAGACGTAGCTTCAGATGCCGTACCGGTCGTCGGGTTGTAAACGCCAGACGTTACAGTACGCAGCGTGACATCACCACCAAACTTGCTCATCAGCTTGGTAGCGGTCTTCCGTAGCGATGCTGCAAGTGCCATCAGACGCGATAAGCGATACAAGCACCATTCTGGAGCTGGATGCTGGTAAATACACCGACGATATGAAAACCCGCTGGCATCGTTTCACCATTAAGGCTATTGCCCGTGTAGTTTTCTGATACCAGCGTGTTGATGGTCGTGTTTTCATAGAAGTCGATATGACGGAATCGACCGGTATGGGCCGCAGAATCAGTGATCACCTCAGCACCCAAGGTGTAGTCAGTTTCACTAGACTGCCCAAATCCTTTAGACATGATCAGCTCCGTTTGACAGCGATGTTACCTGGTCCACTTATTCTAAGCCCTGTCAGGTATCGTTCAACCATTGGCGGGATACGATCAGCACCAGTTGCGCCATATTGATTGGGCGTCACGTCGATGCTACCGATTTTGACGTTCTTGTAATCTTCCAAGCCTGATAGCCCAATGCCATCCTTGTTGTTGTTCAGATAAACGGCTAGCGTTGCCTGTGCTTCCTTGATCTGCTGCGGGATCTCGGTATCCGTGAAATAGTCAGTGGTAATCCTGAAAGGAAACCCAACCGCATAAGTGTTGATGTAGGTATCAGGCTTCCGTACACCAGTACGCGGCCACTGTAAAGCTTGAGTGTCAGTAGCTCTTGCGCCAAGATACCGTTCACGATCTAGTCGTTGCGTTGCGGTATAAAGCGCACGATTCTTTTGATCCGTAGTAGCTGTAGCCCATGCCACTACATCATCGTTTTCGACCAAGCCATCAATGATGTCCTGCGCGTCACTCAGCGTCAGATACGAGTTTGCGTCGGCTGCTCCCGCTGTTGCGACGATTGTGATTGCCATTGGTCTTGGCCTTAGAAGGTTTAGGAGTTGGCGGCTCTAAGGAAATAGAGGCTACTGCCGTAGCAGCAGCCTCACGTTCACGCAGTCGCCTAAATGCGAACAACCCCATTATCAAGCTGCAGCAGCTTTAATAATGGCGAAGTTCAGGACGATTGCTTCACCAAGAGATCCAGCGGAAGCATTGCTAACAGTGATCTTGAAGGATCCAGCAGCAATGGTGTTAGCTTGCACCAGATAAGCACCAGCGGTACCGGCAGAACCGTGGTTCACCAGGACCACATCACCAGCAGCCACAAAGCTGTCGGTAACGGTGAAGGTAACTTCAGCACCAGCAGCCAGAGCTGCATCGTGCATGGTGACTTGACCGCAGGGCTGGTTCAGAGTCACACCAGTGGACTTGCTAGTGGCTTGGGTCACAGCGCCGCCAGAGACGTAGCCGATTGCCTTACCAGCAGTAGCTTCAAAAACAGATGCCATCGTTAGTTACCTCAGTCGAAGTTGGAGACGTTGGTGGCACGCACGATGCCGATGTTCTTCAGCTCATAAACTTTGGACCAGTTGGCCACAGTTTCAAGCTGAGCGCGGGTGGGGTTAGTGGTAGTCACAGCCCACTTAGCGCCGACCGGATGGTAGACGTAGTGCAGGTCGATTGACATGGCATCGCTCTTAGCGAGAATGTCACGATCAGTTTCGGTCTGCATTGCCATCTGCTCACCGGATGCAACAGCACCTTGAGTGAAGAAATAGGTGGCGTATTCGGTGGAACCACCAGAGCCAGTGGTGTTCACGTCATCGGAGACGATCACACGCAGACCCATGTAGGTGGGCACGCTAACTTCACCGCCATAAGCAGCAGCCATTGAACCACCAGATTGGGTGGTAGAAGTGCCGCGAGCATCAGCAGTGCTGACATAATCAATGGCACGACGCTCAACAAGGTCGTAATAAACCTTGGAGTGCATCGCCACAGCAGTCAGCTTGTCGCCCTGATCGCCAAGGATGGCGCGGGCTTCAGCAACGTGACGTGGGGACAGTGCAGTAGGAGTGTCACCGCTTTCGGAGTCGATGCAAAGATCGAAGAAAGCAGAGCTGCTGGTGTTAGCGTTCAGTGAACCGAACACACCCTGCAGGCAGGACAGCAGATCCTTCTGACGCTGGTTGGCAACATAATCAGCAACCTTGGCGCCGATAGCAGCCATAGGATCGGAACCAGCAGCCAGAGCAGCAAGGTCACGAGCCTCAAAGGCACGACCACGGTGCAGGATTGCAGCAACCTGCTTGTCAGCAGTGATTTTGCCAGGAGTCAGAGAAGAGCTGTCAGACAGCACTTCAAAGTCACCAGACAGGTTGGCTTTCCAGAAAGGAACATTGATGAAATCACCACCCTCAGTGGCATTCAGCTCAGTCATGGGCTGCACCACACCGGAAGCCAAGAAGGCATCACGCTGAGTGGTTTGCTCAATGACGTAAGGAGTAAATACCTCAGGGATGATGATGTCAGAGCGAAGGGTCGCCATGACTAATCCTCAAAGAATGGTTTACGGGTTGGGCGCAGCCCTTGCTCAATATGGCGCAGCCTTCATGAGCGACATTTAGATATTAGCGTCCGGCTGCTGCTTTCATTCGATCGTACAAATCACGATCTGTCTTAAACAGGCGCGATTGTTCGGTCAGGTTGAATGATTCAGGCAGGAACGGGTTTTTCATTCCGGCTGGGATTTCATTGCTACCACGACCTGCAGGTGCTCCAGTACCTTGCGGCTTTGGTGCTTTTTGCATCCAAGCTGGTAGCGTTGCTTTTGCCCAATCTGCTACAGGCTTACGCTCGTAGCCATCAACCACAACAACGGTGCCATCGGCTTCACGCTCAATCTTGTCGGCTGATAGCTTGGTTTTTAGCACCAGATCAGGATCATGCACGATGTCAGCCAAGGCTGATACCGCAGGACTGATCAGTTCCAGTTCTTTGACTCGGGATTCAAGTTCAGCAATGCGCTGGTCCTTGTCCGCCGCCGCCTCACGGAACTGCTGCTCCAAAGCCTGTCGTGCTTCGGTGTACTTACCTTCGGCTTCAAGCTTAGTCTGTTCAGCTTGCCGCTTGAACTCCATGAGTTCTTCGATGTCAATACCATCAGGCACCTTCGACGCTTTGGACTTGGCAGAGCGAAGCTCAGCAATAAGCTCGCTGTTTTTGCGTTCCAAGGCTTCGATGCTGCGCTTCATCGCATCAGTATCCTGCGATACTTCAGCGGATTGCTGAATTTGTTCTTCAGACATTTGAAAAGCAATTATGAATTATTGCCTTACCATTTTACCTTATCAGCCCAGAATGCAGCAGATAGTTTACCCTTGGCGATGTTTTTTGCGTGACGTGCTTTGAATGACCGTCGTCTAGCCGCTGCAGCCTTAGACTCGCCTTCCCGTCGTGGTGATCCTGATACACCCTGCTGTCCAAAACGGATCAGCTTTACCGTTTCGCCATCTTTGGCTAATACCGCATGAGATTTTGACGGATGATTCGGTGTCCGCTTGGGTTTGTTATACCCTTCAAATGTCTCGCCGCGGTAGGTAATGCTCATCGCCGTTTGGGTGCTGGCTTGATCTCAGATTGAAGTTTCAATACTGGATTGCCAGTCGATTCTGACTTGATCCGCACAATCTGATCATCGTCAGTACCGACACGGGTTACGGTACCGCCGCTTGAAGTATTGATCGTGGCGCGTTTTCCGCCAATACTGGTGATGACGCCGTAAGTGCGTTTACCCTGATAGGTCCAACTTACCCGATCACCACGTTTCACTTCTTCTTGCCTCCCTTTTTACCTATGGGCTTTTGAGGCTTCTTGGGGCCGGTGTATTTAGGCATGACGGCATAGCCAGTGATTACAGATTAACCACGCTTGCGGGTAGCACGCCGTTTGCGGGTTTTACCAGCTTGAGAGTAAGCAATGGCCGCGGCCTGCTGTGGGCTATAGCCATCTTTGATTAGCTTGCGGATGTTTTGGGAAATTGTCGGCTGAGAGCTACCTTTCTTGAGTGGCACCGTACCGTCTCCGTAGCTGTTTCAATGTTACTTCAGATCCGTCGTCACGGACCAGTTT